TCAATCTTTCCAATACCATCTTCAGATTGAACGATAATGCATTTATCCATGCTTGCAGCAAAGGATGTTTTACCAATACCACCTGGACCATAGATAACTAGGCGTGGTGGTTTGATCTTACCTTTCTTTTGAATTGCAGCTAATGACATTACACACCTCCCTTAGTGTTATGCACTAAATGATGTAGTGCGTTAATTTTTTCATCAATAATGCTATTAAAAAAAGCATCGTTAGTAGCTTGTAATCTAAGTGTAGCTGACACTTTCTGATACAAGGGGTCTATAGTCGGAGTAATGTCCTCTTCGTATAGGGTATATTCCTTATCGTCTATGTTGTAAGACAAGACGGGTTCTTTCTTTGGTTTAACCATATTTCTCTCCAAGAGTAGTTTTATAAGTATCACAATCTGCTTTAGCATTACAGAATCTGCAATGATCTCCCGCAACAAATCGTGGGTTTTCTTCGTCACAAGCATCAGTAGCTTGTTTCAAATCGTTGTAGCCCCAATCAACCAGATTGGTAGCTGAAATCTCATATGTTCTTATAGGGCCATCTTTATGCCAACCGCGTGGTTGTACAATGGTCAGCTCCATGGTGGTATTCTCATCCCCATACCGCGCGAGCGCACCCAGTCCATAAATCATTAACTGCTTATTCCTTTCGACATCTACACCCCACTTACCAGACTTTAAATCTATAACTGCAATGCGATCTTCACCAATTAATATTGTGTCAGCAGTTCCAAAACACTTTGTTGATATCTCATCCATAAAAACTTTTTCTTCTATCAACATCTTGGCGTTGAGTTCTTCTTTTCTTTTATGTATGTACTCTACATAGGTTTCCGCGCACGCAATCATATCCTCATCAACTTCTATCTCGAAGTCTTCAACCACTTGAACTTTACCCAACCAATAGTCACGCAATGTCATGTCCTTGAGTCTGCCTTTTAATAGCATCTCGCACATCTCATGGATGAGTGTTCCTGTAGCCGCAGGTATGCCTACCTTATATTCTGCTGAATAGTTTAGGTAAGCGCTCGCTGGGCATTTAAACCAGCGATCTGAGGATGAGGGGCTAAATATTGCGTGAGCCATTGGAAATGTATGAGCTTTCTTCTAGTTCCTTGATCTCTGTTAGATCATAAAGAATTTTACCGCCAATCTTATAATAGTTAGGGCCTCCGCCTTTACGCCTTAAATTTGATAGTGCGTGTGGATTTTTGCCCCACCTTTTAGCTAGTTGCTTAGTGTCTATAAAGACTCTATCGGTGTCTGTCATTTCCTAATACTCCCTTTTTGTATTTGAATGTTGTTAAATTTACACTAAAGTTATATGATATGCAAATATATTTATAAAAAAAGGAGAAGAAATATGAGTATAGATAATGTAACCCCAGAGGAATGGGATCAAGCTATTGATATGCTTGCGATCAATAACCAGGTAGGTGGACAACATTATACAAGTTTAAAGATACAGCCAAAGGTGTATGCTTATGCAAACAATTTGAGTCCATGTCTTGCTGATGTTGTTAAATATATAACCAGAAAGAAGGATGATAGAGTGACAGATTTGCTCAAAGCAAAACAATCTATTGATCTTGAACTACAACTTGTACATGGTGTAGACGGAGAGGGTAACAAAATAGGCCGACATACTTTAGAGGTAGAGGTCTAGGAGTAAAGCAATGAACTTGTTTGATTTTGAAGACCCAGTTCTGAATGAAAGGAACAACAATACGCCTGTTTATATAAACAGATACATTGCGCGTTCTTTGATAGATGTAGCTGGGTTGGAAAAAAAAGATCCTCAAGCATTAGCGGAGTATTTCCTACAAGTAGGAATAAACTCCGTTAAGCATTACAAGGATCAAGAAGTTAAATTTGATATTGAGAATCTTTAATTAAGATTTTTTAATATGTCTTTGATGTTTTTGATAGCATCATTGTTCTTCATGTGTTCATCGTTGATGGTTAGTTGAGCTTGGTCTAAAGGTTTAGAAAACACCACATTTCTGTGAGTTATAGAAACAAAAGCAAATAAATCTATTTCATTATCTTTGTATTTTCTGTGTGCAACTCTTTGACCTTTGCGCATATCAAACCGCCAGTTGCCTCTATGTTCTTCTATTTTAGATTGGGTTTTGACCTGGCATTTATACAGCTTTAGGTTGTGTTCAAAGATGATGTCTGCGGATGCGTTGTGGGGTACAACTGCTACTGTGTCACAAACTTGAGAGAGTATTGCTGCTGTGAGATATTCACCAAAACGACCAACTCGTTCTGTTGCAAGGGGCATGGGTTAGTCTTGTCTTGGCTTGGGTCTCAAATAATCTGTTCCATAAGCTGATCCTATAGGAACACTTGCTACTGTCCCTCTGCTTGTTGCATTTAATAATTCTAACAATGCTCTTGTTGTCTGCGGTGTTTGTAATGCACCTAAATAAGCTGTAGTTGCGCCCAATACTGGTGCGCCAAACACATAAGATGCTCCTCCAATCCCAGCACCTGACGCTACATTCATTCCAATGTTTCTTAAAGCTGTTCCTGAGTCCCCTATTTTTCTACCCAATATTTCTTGCCCTTGCCTTCCGATGTCTTGCAACCTTCCCTGTTTTAAAAATGTTTGTTTTTTCCCAACGCTTTTATCAGCAGCTTTAGAGGCTCTAAGTAATTGATTTGGAGTAAATATGCTGTCATCAACTGATGATGTTCCAGCTTTGGCTGTAGTCATAAAATCACCATAAGCACTTTTAGCTGCTTTGTATTTTTCAACAGAATTTCCTTTTCCTGTTAAAGATGTAACAAATAAATCATCAATTTCATTTATAGTATCTTTTAAAAATTTTGCAGAGGGGTCTGGACTTGTTCCGTAAGCAGTCCCTAATCTTCTTAATTGTTGATCTAGCTGTTGAACTGACTTACCAGTAATTACATCATCAGAATCACCAACTAGTCTTGCTAATCTTACCTTTAATACATTTTGTTCAGCTTTTGTTAATCCACTTGATTCTTTGGTAATAATATTATTAATTTTTTTATTAAATTCTTTGGCGTTTTTTATAACTAAACCACGAGCACTTTGATTTAATTTGTTTGTTGTTTGATTGTACATATAAGCAGGAATATCATCTATTTCAAGGTTGGATGGTATTTTTACATCAATTTTTTTTGCAATATCGTTATAAACAGATTTATTAAATGTTTGAACAGATCTATCTAATGCTTTTTGCGTTCCCAGTAAAGGCATAAGATTTAAAGTTTCCTCTAAATTCTTTAAAGATCCACCAATAACAGTATTTCCTGTTGCTTGACCAGGAGTTAATTGAACGCCTTTTTTCATTAATTCTCTTGCGCCTGATCCCACTATCGGTAAAGTTTTTTGTAATACTGGTCCAACTGTTCCTGATATCCCAGCAGAAATACCACCGCTTTTTAATCTTTCACCTATATCGCCTTCAGATACACCAGAGCCATAAATTCCGCCAATAGCAGCTTGTGGGGCAATTGTTTTAAGAGCAGAAACAGTTTTTGGTGCTGTAGCAGCAAGTCTTGCTGTGGTTGCGCCCAATACTCCAGCAGTTCCAGTCCCACCAGTAAACGCTCCAGCAACTAATGAAGGAATAATTGATCCTGCTATTTCAGATGTAATTGCAACACCAGGATTTTTTTTTCTAAATGTATCTATGTCGTTTCTTATATCGCTTACAATATCTTTGTACTCTCTTTTACTTCCAAGAGATCTAACAAACGCTTCAGCTTCATCGCCATAACCAAGAAGAAAGCCTTGCCCTATAGCGCTGCGAACAATATCACCAAAATTACCACCGCCAGTTGATTGAGCATCGACTTTTCCACCACTTTCTTTTAGTTTTCTTAGCTCTTCTTTACTTCTGATTGCCATTATTGTCTTTTATCAACCTCTTCTTCTAAAATTTTAAAGTATATTGAATTTTCGTCTGTGTTTAAATATTCTTGTTCAAGAGCCTCGTCACTTAAAAGTTTCATATCTTGTCTATAAAAAGATTCTATGTCGCTTCTAAATTCTTTATCGAAGTATTTATTTCCCTTGTAACCAGCAACAGAATCATTTTCTTCGTAATATTTAACTATTGATTGTTTAGCTTTTTCTGCTTTTTCAATTCTGTTAATTAACTGAGTTAACCTTTCTATATTTTCTGCTTCACTTAAAAGTGGATTGTATGCTCTTTGAATTAACAGCTCTCCTTCTCTTTCTGAGAATTGACCACCCAAAATAGCTTTTAAACTTAACTGTGCTACACCTGCT